CGACAATCAGGACGCACCGTCGCCCTACCGCACCGAAGAGGAACGCAGAGATATTGCCAAAGGCATGAAATCAGTTCTTCGCGGGATCGTAATTAAGGACAAGCATGGACGTAGCAACGATTCAGATAAAAGTCGACTCCCGGCAGGTTAAATCTGCCGAGAAAGACGTCGAGCAGCTCGGCAAAACAGGAATCAGTGCCAGTAAGAAGGTAAACGACTCCAACGAGCAAATGGCAAAGAGCGCTGGCCGGGCAGGTTCAGCGTTTAAGCTCATGGGCGCAGCACTAGCAGCGGTCGGAGCTGGCCAAGTTCTAAGCAATATCATTTCTCAGACCAATCAATTCAATAAGTCGGTGAGCGAACTTGCCGCGATTACTGGCGCGACCGGGGAAGATCTAAAGTTCTACCGGGAACAAGCCGCGCTGATTGGTCAGACCACTACACTATCCGCAAGCCAAGCGGTAACAGCATTCCAGCTCATCGCCAGCGCGAAGCCAGATCTACTAGCATCGAGAGACGCTCTCGCAGCGGTAACAGCTGAAGCGGTAACACTGGCGGAAGCGGCCAGCATCGATCTAACAGATGCAGCGCAGACCGTCGGCGTATCTCTGAACCAGTTCGGCGCAGGAGCCGAAGAAGCGTCGCGATTCGTGAACGTGCTCGCCGCTGGTTCGAAGTTCGGATCATCTCTCATCACCGAGACGGCAGACGCGCTCAAGAACGCGGGCACAGCGGCATCTCTCGCCGGGCTATCGTTTGAAGAAGCGAACGTCGGCATCCAGCTACTCGCTAAGGGCGGTCTATTCGCCGCCGAAGCGGGAACCGGGTTCCGGCAGGTTCTCATGAAGCTAGAGAGCGAAGCGGAGGACAGATTCAAGCCGTCCGTCGTCGGTCTCACGGCAGCGCTAGAGAATCTGGCAGCTGAGAACATGAGTCTCACGGAAATCATGGATATGTTCGGCGCTGAGGCTGCGAAGTCTGCCGCGACCATGATAAACAGCGCAGACAGTGCCGCGCTTCTTGAAAAGCAGCTCACCGGGACGCAAACCGCGACCGAGCAAGCCGCTATCAACTTCGACAATCTCACTGGCGATTTAATGAGTTTCGACTCAGCGAATGAGGCGCTGGCTATTACTATCGGCCAGAAGCTAGACCCATTCCTTCGCAGGGCAACGCAAGCAGCTACGTCGTTCTCGGTAGGCTTGGCTGGCCTAATCCAAGGAGAGGCGCTCTCGGAATACTTCGAATCTCTATCTACCGGGATTGAAGCGTTCGGTGTAGGACTCGCTGCATATTTCGCCCCGGCAGTAATCTCCGGAGTAATCACTGCGGTCGGAGCGATTCGAACTGCGGTGCTCGCCATGAATACTGCAATGCTCGCCAATCCTATGGGGCTGGTTCTGGCAGCGGTGGGCGCGGCTTCATACTTACTGGTCACAAATATCGACACTGTAAAGATTGCGGCGCAGAAGTCGGCAGTCGCTATCGAGATCGCGTGGAATAAGCTGAAACTATTCTTTATGGAGTCATTCGCCGGGGCTATCAACAGCGTCGCCGACGGCTTCACTACGATGAAGAACGACGCAATAGCTGGATTCAGAGCGCTCAGTGCCGCAGTAAAAGACCCGCTGAACGCCATCGAGACATATAACTCGACGTTCGATCAGACGCTTAAAGATCTGGACTCAGGCAAGAGCAAGACTGATATATTCGCCGGGGCTATAGCGGCGACAAAGAACAATATAGTCGATCTAGAAGAAGAGATGAACGCGCTCAATACGACCGTAATCAAAGCGGACACAGAGATCGGGAATACTACTGGCGAGATAGAAGCGCTCGGCATTGAATTAACAGATACAACGAACCCAGCGATTGCCGACATGGGTTCGGAGCTTGGAGAGAATACTAATCCGGCGATCGTTGATCTGGCTACTCAATCCGAGAACGCAGTCGAGCCAATCAACAATATGACCGAAGCGACCAAAGAAGGCACGGTCGCGTTCGAGCTACAAAAGAATATGCTCCGCAATCTACAAGAAGATTTCGGAGACTTGATTTATACGACGCTGACAGACGGTAAGGCGAATTTTAAGGGATTTTTCGACTCAGTAGTCGAAGGCTTTAAGCGCATGGTCGCAGAGCTGGCGGCTCAGAGTATCATGGACGCCATTTTCGGAAGCGGCGGCATGAGCGGCTTTCTTAATAAGCTATCAGGCGGTTTCAGCTCGGTAATATCCAGTATTGCGTCTGGAGTCGGCGGAGTCGTCTCGTCAGTAACGAGCGCAGTCTCATCGATCGCATCTGGCGCTATATCGGCAGTTACGGGCGGCGCTATTGGCGGAGGCGCGGCGGCAGCTGGAGGCTCTGCTGCGGCGTCACAAGCCGCTATCGCTGCTGGTACGGCTTCGATGGGAGCTGCCGCTGCGGGTGCTGCTGGAGCCACTGCGGCTGGCGGTGCTGCGGCATCTCAAGCGGCTATCGCTGCCGGAACTGCAACAATGGGATCCGCCGCTGCTGGAGCTGCTGGCGGAACCACTGCGGCTGGCGGAGGCGTAGCCGCTGCAATCAAAGCGGGCGGGGCGAAGCTGGGCGCGGCGCTATTTAACCCGGTAACTGCTGCCGTAACTGCTGCCGTAGCGCTTGGACACGTTCTGGACTCCGGCGGCACTCCAACATCGACTGCCGGGCTTACAATGGTTAAGACTCCGGGAATGAGTGAAGGCAACGTCTTCCCGATGGACGAGTTCGAGTCTGGGTTCGCTCCGTTAGGCTTTAAGCAGAACGCTACCAACGAGCAAGCAGAAACAGCAGTAAAGCCGCTGCGCGAAATCGACGCCGCTCTCACCGCGATGGCCAAAGAAGCCGGATTCGACGTAGATCTTGGCGGTCATACGTTCAGCGGTCTCGGCGTGGAAGGCTCTGGCCCGGGCACAGTTCTCGGCACTTTCGTCGAAGATGGCAGGATGATGGGAGCGAGAATCGACGAGCAGCTAGATAACTATGCTGCCGAGTGGATAAACGCGGTCGGTGCTCGAAACAATATCCCCGCTTCAGAACTGAGCCGAATAATCGGAGACGGTACTGCTGCTGGCATAGTCGATAGAACCGCGCAAGAGATGGCCGGAATCCTATCAGTTAAAAATAATTTAGGAGTTATGGGGCCAATAGGCCCAGAAGGAATGGGCGGAAGCGGCACGGTAATCTCGATCGACGGCTCTCACCGTGACGGTCTCGATATGGTTCCGCACGACGGCTACGTCGCAGAACTGCACGCCGGAGAGCGCGTACAGACCGCAGATCAGGCCCGGGCGTCTGACTCGGTAGCGGACGAGATGAGCGGACTTCGCCAGAGTATCGAAGACGTCATGGTCGCAGTGGCGAGAAACACTCAGAAGCTCTACCGACTCAACGACCGCTGGGACAAGAACGGCTTGCCGCCAGTGAGGGCATAAAATGAAGCTAATTCGACCGGAAACGGTTACAGACACGATCTTCCAGTCGTCCGACGTCCCGGAGAATGATTACTCGGCATGGGCGAGCGGCACGACTTACGCCGACGGTGACCGGGTAATCGTCACGACTCCGAACATCCATAAGATCTACGAGTCGCAGCAGGGCGCTAACACCGGGAACGATCCGACTACGGACGACGGCACTTACTGGCTCGAAGTCTCCAGCACGAACCGCTGGAAGCTATTCGACGGAATCGTTCAGGATCAGACGGTGCAAGCTGGTGGCATGGAGTACGTTCTCCAGTCGCCAACGGTCGTGAACTCACTGGCTCTGATTAACGTCGACTGCGCGGAAGTCACGGTGCAGATGGTCGATGCCACAGAGGGCACGGTCTACGACGAGACTTTCTCTCTGATCTCTGACTCTGGCATTCAAGACTGGTACGCGTATTTCTTCGAGCCTATCGTCCGGGATGACCGACTGGCGATACTTGATCTGCCGCCATATGCAGGAGCAGATATAACGGTAACTTTCACGGATTCAGTCACCGCCAAGTGCGGAGCGCTGATTCTCGGCCAGTTCGCCGATCTTGGGTTCTCTCAGCACGGCGCGAATTTCTCAATCATAGATTATTCAACAAAGACGACAGACTCTCAGGGCCGCGTCACAATTACCGACGGGCCGTATGCTAACAAGCTGGAAGTCGACGTCGTGCTAGATACTTCGTCTTTCGGAGTCGCAAGAACAATACTCACGGATCTGAGAACTACTCCGGTAGTCTGGATCGCTGAAGAAGACAACAGAGATTCTATAGTCTACGGATACTACCGAGAATTTGATATAATTCTCAGCAATCCAACGACTTCCAGATGCTCACTTGAAATTGAAGGGCTTGTATAATGACCATCCCAATTATTAGCACACTACCAACGGCTCCGGCGAGAACAGACGCCCCGGCGACTTTTATATCCCGGGCCGACGCATTCTTGGCTGCTCTGGTCGTCATGCAGGGCGAATTAAACACAACAATCGCGGCCATGAACTCAGCGTCGGCAGATATAGACGCGGACGTTCTGCTCGCTCAGGACTGGGCGACTAAAGACGATGCGGCTGTTACCGGAACTGACTGGTCGGCTTTCGCTAACGCTTCCGGCAACGCTCCGACAGGCTCGGCAAAAGACTGGGCAAGTGAAGACGAAGATACTCCGGTAATCACTGGCGAGTTCAGCGCAAAGCACTACTCGATAAAGTCAGCGGCAAGCGCGGCGGCTTCATTGACCAGCGAAAACAATGCGGCAACTAGCGAGACCAATGCTGCGAACTCAGCAAGTGCGGCAGCGACCAGTGAGGCTAACGCTGCGAATACTTACGACCAGTTCGATGATCGGTATCTCGGGGCTTTTGCAACTGACCCGACAACTGATAACGATGGCGATCCGCTAGTTACTGGCGCTCAGTATTTCAACACGACTTCGGATGCCACAAAGGTCTACAACGGCTCGGCATGGCAAGACAGCGCCCCGATAGCGACTTCGGTCACCGTGAGTCAAATATCTGACTTCCCATCTCAGACTGGAGAAGGAGGCAAGTTCCTAACAACAGACGGATCGGTTCTTTCGTTCGGAGAAGTCGCTGGCGGCATTAGTTACGTGGTCAAGACAGCAGATTATACCGCTGCATCTGGCGAGTTCATTCTAGTAGATACGACGTCGGGCATAGTTACAATAACGCTACCTTCTTCTCCGGCTGCGGGTGATACTGTTACAGTTACCGACTCAAACTCTAACACTACTCAGAATGCGGTTATTGTTGCGAGAAACGGCAATAACATTATGGGAATTAGTGAAGACTTATATATATCACAAAGCGGCTCGACAGCGAGCTTAGTTTATAGCGGAACAGATTGGAGGTTATTTTAATGAGCAATTTACAAAGTTTTCCACAAACTAGAAATAGTTTTACTGGGGTTTTTGGAACAGGAAAGGTTCAGTTTTTTGGCGAGAATGGAACTTTTATCGTTCCCGCAGGAATTACTTCTGTGCGAGTAAGAGTTTGGGGTAATGGTGGGGAAGGCACTCGTTCCGCTGCAGGAGGCGGGGGAGGAGGCGGCGGTTTTGCTATGAAAACAATCACAGGATTGACTGCTGGAACGAGTATTACTGTAACTGTAGGTCAGTATTATGACAGCGGAGCAACTTGTAGTTTTGGCTCTTATGTTTCTGCGACAGGTGGTGGTAACACAAACTCCGCTACTGGCGCTGTAGGAGGAACAGGAGTCGGTGGGGATATAAATAATACTGGTGGCACTGGTGCTACGCAGAACAATAATTCTTATAACGGAGGCTCTGGGGGTTGTGCTAGTTATTTTGGAGGTGGTGGAGATGGCTATAATGGAAATACGCCACTAGAAAAACAAATTATTTTAGGCGCACCGGGATCCGGCAGAGTATCGAACACTAATCGTAGACCTGCGGGTTCTAGAATGTATAGCGATATGAGAAAGTCGGTTACTTATGATAATTCAGATTTAGATTTTATTGGCTGCGGATTTAGTTATAGCAACAACAGTAACGTCGTTGACGTAAGCCCATATAACGGTGCAGGTGCTGGTGGAGACATTATGGCTGCGAGTCCCGGCGGCGGATATACTCGTTCTAATGGTAGTATTACATACGGTCATGGTCGCGGCTTAGTAATAGTGGAGTATTAAAGAATGAAATACGGAAGAATTCTTAACAATGTAATTCAAGAAGTTTTTATTGAAGAAAACGGAAAAACTTTAGAAAATACTTTTCATCCAGAAGTGGTTTCTCTTTTTGAGCCAATCGAAGACTCTGTAGGTAAAAATTATTCTTTAATTGACGGCGAATGGGTTGCACCGCCAGAAATTGTTCATGAAGAAATACCCGAAGAAGAGCCAACAACATAACACAAAATAACGGGGATAAATATGATTCCAGATTTCATAGGAATTTATGACGAAGTTTTAAGCTCGGAAGATTGCGAGTCAATTATATCTAGAATGGAAGAGTGGAAGTCTAGCGGCTACGGCATAGGAAGGCCAGACGATGCAACTATTCGGTGCGATGAGGCTTTCTTTGATACCCATAGTCATTTTTTGACAATCGAGCAGAGAGAAAAAGTATTCAAAGCTCTTTGGGATAATGCTTATGATAAGTATTCCTCAGAGTTTGATATTCTTAATACTTTTAGTCGACATTCCGTAGATGAAATCAAAGGCCAGATAACAAAGTCTGGACAGGGTTATCATATTTGGCATCCAGAAATAACGTCTGCGAATGATGGCCAAAGAATCCTATCGTATATTTTGTATCTTAATGACGTAGACGAAGGCGCTGAGACTGAGTTTCTGTATTACAAAAAGCGCGTGTCGCCAAAGCAGGGAAGGTTATTATTGTTTCCTGCGCACTTTACGCATACGCACAGAGGCAATACGAATCTAGCCGAGCATAACAAATACATTCTCACCGGATGGTTTAGTTTTTCTCATGCTTAATCTCATCTCATCGCTAGTCACTCCGGTCTCTGGTCTGCTCGATAAGTTTATCGAAGATAAAGACCAGAAGGCCGCACTCGCTCACGAGATCGCTACGCTCGCTGACAAGCAAGCCAACGAGCAAGCGGTCGCGCAGATAGAGCTGAACAAAGTCGAAGCGGCGCACCAGTCGATGTTTGTGGCCGGGTGGCGCCCGGCGGTCGGCT